ATAAATAGTTCTGCCACTAGAAATCCAAACTCGACCTGAGAACGACTGAATTCCTGAATTGGTATTTGTATTAATAATTGCTTTAGCAGTAGCGTTAGAGCCGCCACCACCAGTAATAGATACCGATATGTTTGCTTGGTTTGTGTATCCAGAACCATTATTACTCATAACTATTTGAGTAACTTGGCTACCTGAAACAATTGCTGTACCGGCAGCGTTTGTTCCTCCACCACCAGTAATGCTTACTACAATGTTGGCTTGATTTGTATAACCAGTACCGTTGTTTGTCATTAAAACAGATACTGTTCCTTGTGCAAATGTATAGACACTAGCAATAACATTAGCATTTGTTCCTCCACCACCAACTATTGTTATGGTTGGGGGAGATGTATATCCAGAACCAGCATCACTTAAAGTTATAAAAGATACAGCATTAGCTGATATTGTAGCGTTGGCTGTTGCCTGTACACCGCCTGTTTGATTTGGAGGGGAAATTACTACGGCAGGAACAGACGTATATCCTGACCCACCTTTTACAACACCAAATGCTCCAACACCACCAATAGAAACTAAATTAACTGCATCCCACGTAAAATAACCTTTTACAGGGTCAAGAATTAATAATCTATCGTTTCGCCATTGGCTTACATTAATACCGCCAGTAGTTGTAAACGTACCAGCAGCAGCCAACGTGCCTTTAACATTAGTTGTCAAGTTTACGTATTCGCAGCTACCATCACTTTGAAAAGCTACTAAATAATCTGTAGTTCCAATATTGGCTGAAAAGAAATTAACAACTGTAGCGGCAAAAGTGACGCTTCCAACATTGTCATACGTAGGTGTAGTTTTTAAATTGCCATAGCCAATAGGCATGACATTCTCAAGCCAGTAAAACTCATCGTCACCAATAGCCGTGCGGTTAGCTTTCGTGTTTACGCCACGAAAGTTTTTAAATACTTCGTATGATTTTTTTTGTTCTGCCGCTGCCATAGCTTAGTACGCTCTAGAGTATGGGTCTGGCAACCTTCTAGTGTAGACGGACGCCTGAACCGCTTGAATCTGTTGTTTGTACTGATTTAAATAAATTTCAGCTTCACCAAACGATTGTTCGTAATATTTAGCGAGGTAAGCAGCATAAAACTTAACGGGACCAGAATACGGGTCATTAATTGTATCTACGTCGGTAAGGTCCACTAAATCTGTTGGCAACAAAACCGTATCTAAATCAACCGTGTAAGATATGTCAGGAACGGGTCCAATGTATATTTGAGATTGCCCATAAATGCTGTAAGCAACCGGTGTTCCTATGCGGTTTTGCCAGTAACGCAATTGTGCGTTAAAGTCAGTCCAAGCCATATACCGCAAAGGTATTCTTGAATTTCCCCAATAAAGATTAATATTAACTACGTCCAGAGTTAATACACCAGACGGCAAAGTTAAATAATTAATTACTTCAGAAGGTCCAGCGTAATAAAGTTCTACAGCCGTGTCAGTAACTATAGTTCCTGAAGGTGGATAAACATTAGTTGCATTAGGATAATCAGGTGCAGTTCCTAATACTCCACCAGTTACTACTTGATAAACAAAAATATTTGAAAATACGTAATCACCGTAATTAACCGTAAGTCCGGTTTGCCAAAGAATAGGCGTTACGTAAAAACTATCTTGAGCAACAGGAGCAGCGGGTATTTGAAGTGTTTGAACCGTGCGGAGACATCCTGTGTCGCGTGCAACACGCGCTCTTGCACCATTGACGTAATCAGTTAATTGATTATTGGTGTAGAAATTAGCGTTTGCATCGTGAAGCAGGTATCGTACTGAAGTAATGTAACTGTCTAGCGTTTGCGCCATTTATGTTCCACATTAGACTTCATCATTGACTTTTCCCCCAACCGCACTAGGCGGCAGGGGTACTCTTTCAACCACCGGGGATAACGAGTGGCCTTTCTTTGGCGGCTGGTCCGTAATCAGAATTTTCTCAAGAATTTTTAAACCCTTGGGAATATCTGCTTTCGTATGAATCATAGCCAACCGCGCCATATACGGTTCTTTATCAGGGTCATTATGCCCGAATATGTGACAAACAGCCTCTAACGGAGCTTCTACACTTTCACCAACAGGGAATGTGTATGGCACAAAATTGTAGTTAAAAGTTATGGGTTTTTCCCATTTGTTTGTCACATAGACGGTTTGCATAATTAGAAGCTCACAACATCGCCATATACACAAATATCAACGGTATTCGCATTGTTAGCAATAGCATTAATATTCACGTATAAGCATTGGGTTACGTTACCGGCTACAACATTGCTGGTGAATGGTGACGCTGCATTAATATCAACATAACGTCCAACAGTAGACATGGCAGTTAATACGGTATTAGCCGTAATTAAATTTGCTCCATCTGCTGTTGTAGAAATGCTCACGTTTGCATTAGACACGTTACCTGAACCATTTTGAATCGTAACTCTACGAACAATAATGCCACCAGAGTTAGCTACACCACCGCCGTTAGTTAAGCCACCACCCAAAATTGGAATGGTGATAACTGCATTACCAGCGGTGTTTAGCGTTGTACCGCGAAGAACACCAAGACGACCAAAACTAAAACTGTCAAGGTATAGCTGCGATACGGCATCAGAATTAGACATGATGCCCCCTTACGATACGTAGGTACTGCTTACGTTTTGACCACCGTTGGTAGCCAACAGAGTTACTGTGTCGCCACTTGCAAAACTTGACTTAGCAAATACGTTGACACCATCAGAAATGATAACGCCACCAGTATTGGCTGCCATCAAAGTAGAGTTGGCAGTATTACTTGTAGAAGCAATAACGCTAACATTTACTTGTGGAAACATCAGATAAACACCAGCAGGAATAACCGTACCATTGCCTGTATTAACAGCAGACAAAGTAGTAGTTAAAAAATAGGCACCAGCGGTGTTGGTCTGTGCCCCAGCAAGAATGATTTTATTGGTACTTAATGACATGGTTAGCTCCTTAGATGCTTAGAGAGTTGTAACCCGACACAACTGACATTGACTTCGGCTTAGTTGAAACCAACTCAGCAATCATCAAGACAGCACCAACATAACCAATCTGCCAGTTAGGCAGGGTCGATTCAAAACCTGTAAACACGAACGAGCCTTGCTCATGGATGTAGAGCGAGAGATAGTTAGTGTTCAGGAAGTAAACCGTACCTTCTGGACAGTATGGGTCAGGATAAATAGGAACACCGGCAACCATCAAAGCACGGAAACCAGCTTGAGGACCATTAGCGTCGCCATCAAAACCGTGACCGGGAGTGATAACGTATTGCTCTTGACCGACAAAGTCTTGTGCCAACAGAGTCCATGTACCAAAGCCGCAAACACCAAACGTAGGCACTTCAGCACCGTTTTTAACGGTACCAGAGATGTACTGAAGAATGTTTTGACGGGTTGGGTTCACGTTACCTGCTGTGTAGGCTTTTGACTGCCACCAAGTGTAAGCAGAACGGCTGATGTTACCGTAGGTGCCGGAAGCAGAAACTGCTGCTGGCAAACCTGTGAACTGTTGCGTGTTCGTGCTGTTGTTATACAAGGCTGTTGCCATTGCATCCATCATCACGTTTGTTGCATCGTTCATACGAGCTTCAATCAAAGGAATGATTGCAGCGTCTTGCTGAACTGCACCTTCCATACCGAGGAACGGTACTGGAGCAATCATCAGCTTCAGGTCAAACTCAGCGTTGAAAGCACCTTGCTGAACTGCTGGCTGGTTAAATGAACCAGAGTAGTCAGACCATTGTGCGTTCACAAACTGTGCGCCTTGAACGGGAACGGTTATTGAGGAAACACCACCGGAAGCCTGTTGCGAGTTAGCAATCAGAGCCGCCATTAACGGTGTTGAGTTATATAATTGAACAACTAGCTTCGGAATAAACGCGCGCCGTGTGACGTATGTCAACTCGGTAAATTGCGTACTACCCGTCGCTGGAACGATACCGCCACCAATAGGCATGGTTATCTCCTAAAAACTTTATCCCCTAATTAATTAAAATCCAATAGGACGTCT